TCTTGTCTTTCATTCCCATCTCTAAAGTAGCCAAGAACCCAAGAGCCTTCGACTAGACCAGTGGCGCTCTGACCAAGACCAGAGATCCCAGCTGACGTAGAGGGAAGCATAGTATGCGCCCAAGGTAGATCGGCTGTAGGCAATATTGTTTTGTTAGACGTATGATGGCCAAGAGCTCTCACACGTACTCGTCCTACTTTGTTTGGATCGTTCCTATCTTCGACTACACCAGAGAACCATAGAAAGCCTCCTAGTCCTATAAATTTGTCATTAACCATTTTCTTTTTTACCGATATGCCTCTTGTTTTAATACGGTCACCTTACGCTATTTAATAGCATTTAATAATACCCTACGCAAGGTGGCGCTTATTGTTTAATTTTGTTAATATACTTATTAAGAGTCGCAAGATGGCCTTTAACTTTAAGTAAAATAGGGTCTTTTACGTAGTTCCAAGGGCTTTCTGCGGCTTCCGATGGACCTTTGAAGAACCTTAGGATATGGTTTCTTTCACGTGCCTCATCATTCGCTGTGGAGTAGTCATCTATGATTGTCTTAATTCTGTCTTTAATATTCATTATTCATTCTCTTTCATTTGTATTTATTCTTACATTCATATGAGTTACGTCTTTCTCATTGCCTGCTACAGTAGTGCCTATCAAAAATTTAGCGACTCTTCTGCGGTTCTCTCAATTCTTCTTATAGATCGTCAATAGCTGAGGCTCTATAAGGGCCTCCGTCTTGAGCTTCATTATTTGTAAAGAGTTCTATACTCTCTTGTGGTAATGATACGTTAAAACTATCTTTAATTAACTCTAGCGCTAGTGTGTGGCGCTTATTGAGTGTTGAAACATGGTGTCTAGCGGCACTTATTAAGTATCTGCCAGATAAATATTTGTCATTGTCTTTTACGTCATTCTTACTGTTTGGCGCATACTTGGGTAATGTGAAGTTCACTACATCACCTACTCTTAATTCTGTTGTTCCTGGCGCTGTTATCTCTATCATTAGACTATTAGCGGCGATGTGTTGTGATACTCTCTTTTGTAATATGTTTCTACTGTTCGGTAGTTCGTGTGTGTCATGGACTTTACTTGTCTCTGATTGATAGTATATCACACCCTCATTCTTATTGCCAAACGTCTCGCCATTGTCAAAGTTAAACAGTGGCAATATACCATTATCGCTTCTCTTGTCACCATTGCTATCTTGTTCTAAATGATTTTGTTTGTTATACTCTTTATGGTAATCAAAGTCTGATTCACTAAACGTCTTGTTATATAGATCGTGTGTGATTAATCGACTTGCATAGACGCCATTTGCTGTGTTGTTCAATGTGTCGAATTGTTGTAATATTTTAAAGTTCTCTACTGATTGTAATGCATAGACCGGGTCTTCGCCAATGTTCTTAATCTTTGGTGAGTAATGAGCCTTGACTGGTCGTGGTGTTCCATCTTTCTTACAAAATAGTCCTTCGTATGATTTAAAATTAAATCCATCGCCATTTTCAAAGAATAGAAATCCACTGTTCTCATAGTGTAATGATTGTGCGTTCTTTCTTAAATTCTCTATCGCCATCGTTGGTTTCAATCTTGGGATAACAAACTTGTGATTGCTCTTTGTATCTTCTATGATCAGGTCTTTCTTTGTCTTTAGATAGTTGTAACAGATGTCTGTAATCATCTGGTCTATGTTGCCTGTGAATGCTTGTGATACTCTTGTTTGATGATTACGAATAGCCTCTATGGATATAAACTTTAGTGTGTATATTTGTGATCTAGGATTGGCGCCACTTCTGTTCTTTAAAGCGTAAACAAACATAGGGTGACCTGTGGCTACTGAAAAGTCAAAGCCTTTATCTGTCCCTGGTGTTCTAAAGAAAAACTCTACTCGTTCAAATCCTGTAATAGGCAATGTCTGTATGGCGTTAGTCGCATCAAGCAACGTCATGTCACCAGATAGAAACTTGCCATCTAAACTTTCGTATATGCTGATCTCTTGGACTAGACTTCTGATTGATAATCGTTTAGGTGTGTCTGATCCATCAAATGATTGATATGATATTAATATGACATCGCTTAATTCAAAAGCGCCTGGTCTATCTACCTTTGTAGGCATTAATTCCTCACTAGTTTATTAAATTCGTCTATAAATGTATTTAAGTATGATGGGTTAAGTAAATTGATTTGTCTTCTCTTGTCTTGTAGTCTTTGTTCAAACTCTCTATTAGACACACTCAGCGCCCCCGTAGCGTCACTGTTCACCTCTATTAGATATGAGTAGTCATCTGGTCCATTTCCTGTTCTCTTACCACTAGATTGTGTCAACTCATAGTGATGTATGCCTTCTGGATTAGTGTACTTCTCTTGTAAAAATGTCTCAAAGTTTTGTTCACTCATAGGCCAGTCATAATAAGCATCTGTTACATTGTTTGTAAGTAATACAACCCAATGATATTCTGCTGAACCAAAGTGTTTAAATGCTGTGTCTTCAGGTCTCTCTCCACTTGGTACATCATACTTGTCATACAAACTCATTTCGTTTATGACTTTCTCTCTAACCTTAACACGAGTCATTAGATCGACAACTATCTTCTGGTTACCATCGCCTTTTAAATCGTAAAATCCTTTTTCTATTTTTCTAAAATACATACTAGTGACCTATCGCTATTGTTTCTTTTGTCATTATTTCCATCTCTGTAAATGTCAAATCCATTTTAGTTAATACTGGCGCAGCGCCTTTGTCGTCACCTTTAAATGTAGTGAACACACCTTCTGGTGAGTAATCTATTGTCATGTCTGTCAATGCACATCTACTGATCTTTGGTATGTACATGTTGGCGCCATCTCTATACATGTATGTTATTTGAAATTGTGCTGGTGCTGTTAGATAACCTTCACCTGCTTTCTCTGGCATCATGTGAAATTTAAACATAGATAAAATCTTTTGTATATCGTCTTTCTCTTTCTCATTCTTTGGAGAAAACTCAAACGGATAGTTAAATGTTCTAAATGGTACTCTTTCGAATACGAGTTCTGCGTTTGGATTAATTGATCTACCTAGACCTTTATCTAATGCGCCACCAAATCCTGGTAATGCTATTTCAATAGCAGCCTTTGAGATACCTTCTATAAATGTTTTACCTATATCACCAGCTTTTGACATTGCGTCACCTAAACCTTTTATATCCATTAGACCAGCCATTTGACCAGCAATACCTGTATCAACATTTCCATATCCAACTTTGTATTCAAATTTAGTTCCTTGTGATGGTGTATATAATATTATACTATCTGCTATTCTGTCTTGGTAAGCATTTGTCTTTGTATCCATACCAGATGATTGTTTTCTTAATATCTTATCTGATAATTGAAATCCTTGTTTCTTTAGTCTCGTTCCACGCTCTTGGTTTGTCAATCGTCCCTCACCTACTGTACCCATTGACTCTGGATACACACTTCTCATATCATAGTCCATACCAGTACCACCATAACGTGTATCTGAATTTTCTATAATATCAAATATGATGTAATGACCTTCGCCTAGTTGTGCTGTCTCTTGTGGGTAATATAAACTACCATATGAATATGGATTGGCCTCTGGCCCCATGTGTGCCACAGGACTTTTTGATAAGTCTAGTGGTGATTTGTTCGCAAGTTTAGCCGCTAGTTTCTTGGGTTGTCCCAAGGCAGCCATCTTATTAGTGAAACCACTTAATAAGTTACCGGCGATCTTTTGTTTAATTATGTTTGAAACCTTACTTGTAAAACTCATCTAAATATCCTTATGAGTATATTTATAACACAATGAGAAGATCATATAAAGGTTTATATCGTCCTATTAACCCAAACAAATATGTAGGTGATGTCAATAAAATAGTGTATCGTTCTCTGTTAGAGAAGAAGTTTATGCTACAAATTGACAATAATCCTGATGTTACCTATTGGGCTAGTGAAGAATTAGCGATAAGATATTACAATCCAGTAACAAAGAAATACCATAGATACTTTCCTGACTTCATAGTTCGGACTAGTAAAGGCGCCAAGATACTGATTGAGATTAAACCGTCTCGTCAATGTAAGCCACCAAAACCCCCTAAAAAGAAATCAAGAGCATTCATGCGTGATAGTTTTGAGTATATTAAGAATAGAGCCAAATGGCAAGCAGCAACAAAATATGCTGATGATAATAATGCTACGTTTAAAATAATAACTGAAAAAGATTTAGGTCCGTATTAGACAGCGATATCGCTTGTTCTAAAAATAGTGTTATCATCATTCCTAGAACCTATACTCATAGCTTGAGTTGTATTGTTTTGATTAACAGTCTTAACAGAGTTGTCTATAATAGCATTACTGCTTGATGAGGTTGTAGATGATGTTGGTAAGTATTCGTTATTCACAGGACTAGTTTTCATTCTCTCCATAAATGACATATCCTGATTTGCTGTTGGTGGTATAACAAAAGCATTGTCTTGTGCTTCAGTAGCAGATGTCATATCAAAGTTAGCAGCACCTGGCGCCGCCATCTCTACTTTAGAAAAGTCTGTTGGTTCACTTTGATTTAATTCTTTTCTCTCAACTTTGTCTATCTCTATACCTGGAATTTTGTTTATAAGACCTATCACACCATTGATAGCATCTATAAAAAAGTTTTGTATCTTGTTAAATATAGTTTTAAAACCATCAGCGATCTTACCTGGTATTTCTGCTACATAATCAGCAAACGCACCTAATTTTTCTTTTATTGTGTCCATATTATCCATTAAGAAATCAAATCCTTTTTTAAGAGCGTATAATCCTAATACAACTGCACCAACAATTAGTAAGTATGGTAACATAGCCATTAGTGCGCCAAGTAAACCAGCAGCAAATCCTTTTAACATTTTAGGTAATAGTTTCAATGGTTTCAACATGTTACCAAACATCATACCTAAGTCTTTGATAGCAGTAAATGGTGCAGTCAAGCCTTCTGTAAATGCTGATCCTATGTCTCTTAATCCATCTGGAACATATGTGTCTATTGTGTCATCAAACTTTTCTCTAAATGATTTCTTGTCTTCACCTTCTTGTATGTTTAATGTTTCAAGTGTCTTTGATCTCTCTTGTGTTTTCTTAATTACGTTGTCGTTAGCCTCAACAAGTTCTTTTCTTTGTGTTATGTCTAACTCGCCACCTTTTTGTTGGACTTTGGAATACTTTTCGATAATCTTTTGACTATCTTTAATTTCTATGTTCTGTTTTTTAAGTAGATTCTTTTGTTCTTCTATCTCTGTCTGTGTCAATATAGATACTTCACCAAACTTATTAACTTGTGCTATAATGTTTTGTGTTCTTAATTGATTGATAGTTTCTTCTGATTCTCTAGCTCGTTCTGTTCTTTCATTTAAAAACTTATTCAAGTCTTTACTGTACATGCTTAGATCAACACCCATTTTATTAACTAGGTGATCAACCTTAGCCAATCCGTCATTAAATCTATCTATTGGTCCAGCAGATAAGTCTTCTGTTATCTCTGTCACCATAGTCTGTATTGATGGTACAACTGTTTTAGAAGCAGCCTCTAGTGATCCTTTAACTTGTGCGAATATAGCTTGACCTATACCAGATACAATTTCAGCAACTTCTTTCTTGCCGCCTGCAAAGTTAAATCTTGTGTCTGGTAAAGCCATTGTTTATTTCTTTTGTATCTTACTTGATTTGCCATTAACATATAATCCAAACCATGCTGCGCCAGCACCAACAACAACAGATACAAAACCTGCTTGTGCGTTGTTAGGATTCTCTAGTGCCATGAACCATGTCATAGTGTTATAAAATACTAATCCGTATAGAGCCATCATAACTCTTGGAACAGTTCGCCAATTTGATAAAAACTGAGGTAATTCTTCTTTAAAGAACCACCATACATTTTTAATTGTTTGTTTTCCTTGTTCTATCATTTTTTGTCTCGCCTTCGTTTTTCGTTTTCTTCTTTTATATAGTTGGTTAACATACCAACATATATCTCTTTTTCCCACGGCATTAGATTGTCTAACTCCGTCAATGAATATTTATGATGTTGCATAAGGGCAAAATTGGTTTCATAATAGGCCTGTAGGCTATTGTGGGACAGGCTTATTGAAAAAAATCTTGTAATCCCTTAAATGTCACCTTACTCTTAACACCAGTCTTTGGATTGGTTACCTCAACTTCATGTCGTAATTGTGGCATTGTATCAAAAAACTTTCGTATCTTCAAAAATGCTTGTTGAGATAGACCTTCTAAAAATTCAACTAGTTCTTTCTTTGTACTATCTTTCGCAGGATATGTTTTATCACCCTCATAGATATGATCAATACAACTGGCGACTACACTAAACATAGTATCCACGTTTTCTTTGTTCATATCAAAACCAGCCTTGGTTATACCTAGCGATGGATAGTTCAATACTAATCCTAGTTTTCTTTCTTCGTCTATAACAACTTTGTTATTATGGTCATCATCTACTTGTACTTCAACAGTAGATAAATCTAATTCTACGTCAGCAGCAGTCATCTTGTCGTCTGGACAAATAACTTTGAAGTTAGCAACTTCACCTACTGATTTACTTCTTATTTGTAATAACAAATATTCTATGTCAAACATTGGTAGTGTGTCTATATCAAGTTTGTCAAATGTACAAGTTGTCAATATACCCTTTGTTGCATTTACTATTTCGTTATTGTCTTTTGATTCCATAGCCACGAGTAATAGTTTTTCTTCCTTGACTAGGAATGGTCTAAACTGTACTTGCACATCACTTGATGGTAAAGTCAATTCATATCTTGGTGTCTCAATTGTTGGTAATGCCATTATGTTCTCCTTATAATATTAAATATTTAACGGTGGTATTCTAAATGGTGGGAATACTCTACCGCCTGTAATTCTACCGATTGGTGCT